GGCTTTGCGTACATACAACGCCTGCAATTCATTCATCATTTGCGATAGTGCAGACGGCGTGCCCATGTTCTTTATTGCTTCTGCCTGCTCCGGGTCTATATCCTCATAGCCCGCCTGTGCAAAGGCACCATGCGTCACGGCGTTTTTATTCCCCTTTTTTGCTGGGGTTTTTCCTGCTGCATTTTTATTTCCCTTTTGCCCCCCTCTTTTTCTGGGCTTCTTTTTTAACGCTTCTTCCCAGCTGTCTTCTGACTTCCATTTCCTTATACGGCTTTCCGGCACACCTGCCAGCTTCGCCAGTTCTGCTGTTCCAATCTTGCCGTCTGCGTCCAGATAGCGTTGTAGCGACTTGTCCCGTTCTGGGTTGCGTGGTCTTCCCATGTCCTCACCTCTTTTCGTTTGTCCGAACCCTCCCGGTTTACGGAAGTATAAAAAAATTATGGGCTTTGTAATTTCAAAAAATCGTCAAAGCCCACTATTGCCAACGTGCAAATATAACGGCGTAAAGCCTGCTTTACTGATATAAATTATATCAGCAAATCGCAGGCAATGGCGGGCAATGATTGCTTTATGCAACCTTATGAAATTGTGAAATAATCTGGTTCTTTCCGAACCTCTGTGAAAGCGTTTCAAGGGCATTATCTCTAATGTTCTTGCACTGCCGTTCACTGTATGCGTTCCGTTCCGCTACTCGCTCCCATTTGAGGTTGTGAATGTAAAAATCAAAAATAATGCGCTTTTCTTTCAGTTTCAACCTTGAAATCTCCTGTAACATCTGCGCTTTGAGGTTCTGCAACTGCTGCACCTTTTCTTCATACTCTCTGATTTCTCCGCTGACATAATCTGGAATGTTCAACGCCATATTTTCTGTTTGTCGTGATATATTATTTTTTCCCTTTGGAAGACCGTCGCACTGTATAGCGCCAATGGGGTTGTAGTATTGGTCCGTTAAATCAGTTATGATTTTTCTGTAAATGCTCACCTCCCCGTCTATGTCCTTGTAGTATTCCAACAATTCAATCACCTTGCTTTTTTCCATTGCCTGCGCCATTTGCTATTCCTCCATTTCTTGCCTTTCTGCCAGTCTTTCCCGGCTGTCAATCATGCACGTCAGTTTCGGTTTCCTCTGCTGCCTGCTGCCGTTCCTCATACCCCATGCATTTCATGTATCTTTCCGGCTTTCCGCAGCGTTCATAATATTTGCAGTCAACGCACACGTTTTCTTTCATTTGCGTTTCCTCCGTGATATGTACCCGGCACATTCTGGCTGCCCTCTCAATAGCTGCATAGAACACGCCCCGCCGCACTCATAAGCCTTTGAAATATGCTTTGTGCATTTTACGTTTGCACACTGATTGCGGCAGAACACGTGCATTTCGTCCGTGTCAACCATTATTACTGGTCTTTCCATTCGCTGTACCTCCGTTTCTCCTTACGAACTGGAAACACCACGCTTCATCACGCATGGTCTTTATTACTCCGTCTTCGTCAATGTATACTGCGTCAATGAATTTCGGCTGTGGCGGGGTCCCGTCCTCTGCGGGTCCCCTGTCAAAATCAAGTATAATTTGCAGTACGTTGTATACTCTTTCATGGACTATCATTTTATAGTCCGTCATGTTTATTGGCACGTCCTCACCTCCTATTCATCAAATGCCGTGACATTGAAACCGATAATGCAGTAATCATCATCAAGCCCCGTCCAGTCTGCCCAGATATAAACAATCTCAACGTCAATCTTGCGTCCTGTCGCTTTTCCGTCCGTGAAC